ATCCTGAAGCACTTTGGTTGATTACAAATCCCGAATCATCAAATGTTAATGTTCCATAAGCATTAGTACCATCTCTCTTAACACCAATTTGATTATTGACAGTTAAATTATGTACTGGCGTTATTCCTATACCTACATTACCATCAAATGTAGCGTTTTGTGAGTCATCAATCTCTAATGCTTGAGTTGATTCAGTATAAAATCTTAAATAGTTACCAGCAGTAGAGCCAATTATTTTATATGAACTATCTCCAAATTGAATTGCAGAACCACTATTTACAGTTACGTTACCTGAATCATTTATACTCATTCTAACTACAGCATTAGTTTGGAAGTTCATTGTATTTGAACTATGAGCGTAATTTATATATCCTACATCATTGTCATCAGCATCTCCAAAATAAATAATACTATTAGCGTTGTTTGGTGATAAAAATTGTAAAGATGCATGGCTATTAGATTCAATAGTTACTTGTGAATTTGAATTAGCAGTTACACTACCAGCAGAACCATCAGTAATGTGCAATTCGTTATCTGGGGAGCTAGTTCCTATACCTACATTACCATTTGATAATGCAGTTAAAACTTCATTAGAAGTTCCATTACCTTGAATTTTAAGAGCTGGAGTTGTATCATTTGCAGTAGACCTAATTAATAATCCATAGGCTTCTGCCTCCATCATAGAAGTCCATTCACCACCATCAAGTTGAGTAATATGCAAACCTTTTATATTTTGACCATCTGTTACATTTATTGCCAAAGCTGATGCTGGGGATTCAGTTCCTATACCAAGACCAGTTGAGGTAATAGCTACTTTATCAGAACCACTCGGCTTAAATGCAATAATTTGACCAGACTTAGACTGCACAATAGTTTTACCAGCACTTGATTGAGCCAATGCAAAAGTGCTTGGAGCGTTTAAATCAACATGGCTAAAACCAGCCATATCAGAATATCCAATGTATCCTATATGCGCTCTTCCTACTTCTGCACTCACATCTGTATCAGGTGCAACTGAAAGTAATTCATTTGGAGAAGCAGTTCCTACACCAAGTGAGCCTCCAGTAAAATAAGAGTCACCATTTGTATTAATTAAAACTTTTGTAACATTACCATCTGCAAACCATTTTTGTGTAGCATCTCCATTTGTTCCTTGTAGGAAACTTAATGTATTACCATCACTTGCCTGAACTTTAAATACATTGGCATCTAAACCTTTTACATTTAAACCCCATCCATCTGAAGTAGTATTAATACCAACACCTGTATCATCAGCTAATACGAGTTTTTTCCAAGTAGCCATTATTTAGATTTCTCCGCTTCTTTTACAAAAGCATTTTCCACTTTAACTAATAGCTTACCAATTCTCATAGCGTCTTTGCCTTTAACAGTGATTTCCTCTATAGATTGTTTGATGATAAATAAATCATCAGCACTTAGTTCAAGCTTCAAGTTTTGCCTTATGAGATTCAGTAAGTTTTTGAATAGTTGTATACGCTACTTCTATTTCTGCGCCTTGAAATGAACTTTTTAGCAATAGCTTTAATAAGAAGTCCGTTTCTTTTACGTTTAAATCCATAGAAGATTTAGGTATCTCAATTTCTTTTTTAATAAACTTCGACATTAAGCAGTCCTAACATATAAACTTGTTCCAGTTAATTGAAAACTTCCTACGGCACCAAAACCATTTGAAAGAGTTTGGCTTGAAACGTATGAACCTGTTCTAATCATCGCTACGTTTGCAGTTGAACTAAACTCTCCGCTTGATTCAGTATGTCCTATAGACCATTTGTCTGTAGATTCATCCCAATAAAAGCTTTGGTCTGTTGAGCTACCTCTATTAACAGTAATACCACTATCTTGAGAAGGAGCAGTATTTGCATCATGGTTTGAATTAAATACTATTGTATTATCGGCAAGGTTTATTTCTTCAGTATTAACAGTAGTTACTTCACCTGAAACTGTTAAATCACCAGATACAGCTAAGTCATTAGTACTAAAATTTTGACTAGAACTTCCAGCAAGCGAGGCTTTTAATGCTAAAGCATCATATACTACATGGTTCTCTACTGGATTAGCACTAGAACTACTTAAACTTGCATCTACAGTTACTTGAGAATCAGCTACCCAAGAAAAACTTCCATCACCGTCACTAGCAAGGATTTGACCACTAGAACCATTTCCTGATACATTTAGTACACCAGCACCAATCGTATTTGGAGCTATTTTATCATAAGTAATTACTTCATCTTGAATCTTAGCCGCAGTAATAGAGTCATTGTCAATTTGAGAAGTACCAACAGTATTTAAGGTAGCTAAAGCTCCTAGAGTTACTCCTGTTATTCCTGAACTTGTTTGAGCAATAGTATTACTACCATTCTCAACTACTATCTTTTTCCATGTTGCCATTCTATTTCCCTATATATAATTCGTTATTAATAAATGCAAATTCACCTAATTGAGGAGTACTAGCTAGAGCACTACTACTTTTATTTTGAAATATTGTACTCCCGTTTAAATAAAGCAACCCTGTAAACTGAGATTTACCACTAGCTAAACTAAGACTAGTTGCTGTACCATCTCCGTCATAAACTAATTTTAAACTAGATGTAAGACCTTGTCCAGCAGTTCCATTATATAAATGTAATAAATCTGGAAAAGTATCTGATACTCTTGTTGAAGATAAATCTGACATTATACTCTCACACTTGTTGTTATCGGATTAACTACTCTAGTACTTGTTACTGGAGAACTTGAAATAGTATTATAAGAACTTGCGATATTAGTCCATTTAGTTCCAACATTAGCCCATAAAACATTTATAGTTTCCCAAGTATCTCCTATTTTGGTTATAGAAGGGTTAGCTACTTTCAAAGAAACCGTAGGAGAAGTTTTTAACTTAACAGTTTCTACAACTTCTTTTTCATCTCTTATAAATGCCATTAGAAATCTACTGATTTAATACTAATTTGAGAACCGTCCCTACCTCTTCTAGAATACTTTTTAGCTTCTCTAACACCAGCTTCATATTTACTTAAAAAATAACCTGCTAATTTAATAGTTTCTACATCTCTTTCATACCCATTACCAATAACTCTCGCTACTAAAGCTTCATGAAATTGTTCAGGTATTTCTGATTCTTGTTCAAAAAAACTATCAGAAATTAGTTTTATATTGCTATCTAATTGACCACCAGTTAAATAACTACCAGTATCATTATTAGATGAGTAAGAAGTAAAGCCAGACCTTTCAGGTCCTTCACCTGCTAATAAAAATTTATCAGGTCTTTGTATATAGAATAAAGTTACTGGTTTAACTTCTGTAGGACTAATATATTTAGCAGTATCAGCGTTATAATAAGCTATTAAAACACTATCTCTTTCAACCCACCAAACGTATTGACTTATACTAAAATTACGAACACTCATGTCAAGTCCCTTTCTAAAGGTCTAGATAAAAGTTTTTTTATATTCTTACCATCATAGTCTACACTCTTAACTCTCATAATATGTTTTTGCAACTTGTAAACTCTTTTATCTATTTCTGTATTAAATTGGTCTGCTGATTCTACCATTTCTGTTTTAAAACCCATATCATTCATAGCATCATTCAGACTTCTTACTATCTCTGTAACATTCATATTAGGATGATGTTGTTGAACTCTTTCTATCATTTCTTTTAGTTTCATGATTTTTGACCTTGTCTTGGGTCGTCAGATGTCCCGCCTATACCTTGACTCATTAAAAATTCTTGTTTATATTTATCAATAATACTTAGTTTTCCTTGAAATAAGTTCACTGCTTGACCAGTTGAAGAAACCATACCTTCATCTTCATCAGCTAACCACTCTTCTATACTTGTAATAGAATCTAAACCAGCATCACTTAGTAATAAGCTAATTTTTTCTTGAACTAATATAGAACTTGCAGACAAAACAACATATTGTTGCCATACATCTGGGAAGTGTACTGAGGCTGTGTAGGGGTCAGAAACACTAGCTCCATCTTGGGTGATAGTTTCGGAAACATCTGTTATAGTGCCTCCTGAATCATCAATTGTTTTAGAATCACTATTATACACTAAATACATATAAGCTTTATCTGTAGCCGTAGCAGATGGCTTTATAGTTAAATTTGATTCAAAATCTATTGTATAAACTGGGGAATAAACTTGAGCGTAATAAATACTCGAAGCATCTCCAACACTATACAGTTGTTCAGCAGGTACTGGCTGGCAAACATATGTATTAGTACCATCTTCTCTTTCAACTTTACTAACATCAAAAACATTTTTACTTGATAAATTATATTTTACATCACCTATAATAGACATCTTTCTAGCAAATAAAGAAAGAAGTTGAGGCGCTCTACTTTTAACAACACCTAATGTATTATCAACTGCTTGTTTTAAAGCATTAGTTACGTCTAAATTTGTATTGCTTCCTGTGTACTGCTCTATCCTACTTGAAAATGATGCCATATATAGTATGGGGGGCAGAATGAACTACCCCCCGTCCTTGTCGAGTTAGATTAAGACCACTTCATAACAGCGTGAGTTTCAGGTAGACTAATCTCAAGACCAGCTTCGGTCATCACAATATCTTTCCTTCCGTCAACGTTGTTATTTTGAACATTAGAGATAATATGCGTATCTCTTGATACACCATTACCTACTAACGGACGATACTTAACATTTGCTAAATCAACAGCAACTGCTAAATTATCATCTTGATTTCTAAATAAAGGCTCTGGTACAAAGTGAAGATTACCAAACAATGTATTAACCTTTGTTACCTGATGTCCGAATGCACCTTGAATATTCTGCACATCTAACTTATAAGAGTTAGAAGTAACAGTGTTTCTCAAGAATCCATCGTCACCAAGCTTACTTAACCAAGCCATGATTTTACGTGATGCTAAAACCAATTTATCTCCACTGTTTCCAGTTTCAGGAGCAAAAAAGTCTTGCATTGCGTCTATAAATGCATCATAATCACTACTTGCATATGTGAAGTTATAGACATTACCATTAGCTTCAGTGTAAGGAACAATACCATGAGTATATCTTACAGGTCCTGTAGGGCTGGCACCAGCCTCGTCAGAAGCACCAACACCAAACAACATAGCGTGCTCAATGTCCATTTTGTGCTCCATTAGCTTATCAGCCCAGACTCTTTTATACTCATCAGGTCTTCCTCTGTAGCGTGTAGCTAAAGCAGAACCTGAGAAAAGCTCAATACCAGTTTTGAAAATCTGACAATACCCTTCACGAGTACTTAATTCATCTTTCCAACCATCTGGGTCTGTTGAACCTTCAGCCCATGCACTACCAATAACTTGTCCTAAGTTAAGATTATCTGCATCTGAATCATCTTTTAAGTCACCAGCAGTTATTGTTTCAAGAGCTGTTAAATCAACTTCAGTATATGAAGCAGAAGAACCAGCACTATCACCTGTAGTAAATGTACTAGCGACACCTGAACCAATATTTACACCAGAGACTTTAAAAGCTTTTCCTTGAATCCTTACAACTTGTCCGTTAATAAGGAATTGAGGAGCTGCTGTTTTGCCTGCTGCTGTAATCTCTGAACCATATTTATCATAACCACAAACAAGTTGTGCGTTAGTGATATTACCATCCACCGCTGATTGGTCACCTTTTAATATAAAATTACGACGCTGAAACTGATGACGCTGTTCAAGGAACTTAAACACTGGGTCGTCAGTAGCTTCTTTCGCAATCTTAGATAGGTAAACAAAAAATGGTGATGTTTGCGGAGCTAATTCCGCTACTCTTTCGCCAAAATTATAAATCCGGCGAGAGTCATTAATGCTTACCTGACCTGCTGGTAAAGCACCACCTGTACTATTAGAGTTAATTGACATTACTCTCTCCTAATTTAGAAATCCTACCAAGGATTTCTTTTGTTATATGAATTTACCATTGAATCCATTATACTTTCTTCAGGAGTGCTTTGAGTGTTAGCATTACTACTAGGTAGTACACCCATTGGGCTAGGAACTTGCTGTGCACGCTTTAGCTGATTAAAGCTTTCCGCTTTACTTGTTGTAGCTTCTGCATTCACAATAGGTTGACTAACTTGAGGGGATACACCACCACCCGTTTGCATACGAAATAACTGGAACAAGTTATCCACAGTTAGGCTTTCCGGCTTGTCCATAACTTCTACGAACTGCGCTACCTCTTCTTGAGTAGCATTGTAGTTCTGAGTTAAATGGTTAGCAATATTCGCCATATTCTTCTGGTATTCTTGCGCCTGTGCATCTCTTTCTGCTATAGCTCTTCTTTGCTCTTCTAACGCTTCTTTTTCTTCAGCAAGGACTGCCATATTATACTCTGTATAGAGTCTATTATATTCGTCCATGTCGTCGCGCCATTCATCTACATCTTCTAGATAACGAGCAGATTCAGAACTAGGGTCACTATAAGCCTCTTCTCTAGAAAAACCTCTTGGAGGAGCAGGTTTATCTGGAGGGGAAGGAAAGTGTTCTTCGGATTCCTCTACTTGTTGAGGCTGTGCTTGTACTTGTTGTTGAGTTTGTTCAATCGATTCTAACCTAGTCTTTAACTCATTAACTTCGTTCTTAGCTTTATCAGCCTCTGATTGCCAGTACTGATAACGTACTTCCTCGTTGGACTTTGGAGCTTCAGCTTGTTGAGGTTCTGCTTCAGCAGACTCTTCAGCTTTATTTACTCTATTAAATCCATCGAATGGAGAGCTTTCATCAAGAATACTCTCTGGCGATAACTCTTCTAATGTCTCTTGCGTATTGGTGTCTAGATTAGAAAGTAAATTCTCAACAGGGCTTCCTGCTGGAGCTACATTCTCTTCCGGAGTAACCATTTCGTTTTCAGTCATTTGAGTTCCTTTTATTTAGTCTGTCCTTCGGGAATAAGGGGTGAGACTTGTTGTTGATTCTGTTTATTAGCTTCTCTAATATCAGATTTTACATTTCCCATTACGTCATCAAGCCTCTTCTCGAACAACTTGCCTGACATCTTTGTCTGGGTTGAAGTTTTATCGAGGTCTGCCTTGAATTTTTCTATTTCAGCTCTTTGCTTTGCGTGGTAAACTTCTCTTTCACGGGTTTGCATATCGCCTTCTAATTTTTTAATTTGTTCTTGAGCATTTTGTAATTGAGCTTGTAATTGAGTTGTAAGGTCTTTACGTTCCATTACGCCTTGCATATCAAATACTTCAGTCTTCTTAAGAACTTCAACATTATCAATAACTCCGTTCTTATAAGCATCCATATACATCTCAAGTTGAGCATATCTATTTGTAGGTAGAGTAGAGCCTGTTACTACAACTACATCAAAAGCGCCTCTTGATATATCGTTCAAAACGCTTATTTCTCCACTCTTATCATCATACAACTTTTTATTAATAACATATTCGTTAATACTGTTATTAGGCTGTACAATTCTAACTATTTTTTCCGAGTGAAATAACTGTTGCATTAAAGGTATTGCTACTTTTGCAACTCTAGCTAAACTAGTCTCTATATCCTGTAATTTAGACTTTATTTTTCTTTGCCCAAATTCGTCAAGACTAATAGTAGCTTTATAGGTTTGAGGTGCGGCTTGTGCATTACCCTGCATTAACTCGTATAAACCTAATTGATGGTCTATATCAGTTTTAGCAACTTGCTCATTTTGATATAATGTACTAGGAAGTGGTGTTGGTTGGATAGGCTGTGGTACGCCTTGGTCCATATCAACCTCTATTGCAACTCCCGGTTGAGCCCAACGCTGTTCAAAATCCTGCATATCAACAGAGCCACTCGGAATTAAAATCTTTGTATTAGTACTAGTAGTAGCGTGAGCTACTATCAAAGACCTTGTTTTATTTATATACTCTTGCATATCCTTAACCATTCTGACATCGCTAATTGGATAAGGAGTCCTATTATGTATATTTTGAAATAACACAATAGGATAATGTTCTACGGGTAGAATCCTTGAATATAGATAAGTATCTCCAATTACAACGCACATTTTAATGCGTTGCACTGGGACAGATACTATCTCTATCAATCCTTCATCTACTAAATTTTGATAAGTTAATTGTTCTATTTCAGGTAGAGGAGGTGCATCAACACCCTGAGCCTCAGCCTGAACAACTAACTGGTCGTGCTGTTGAGTTAACTGAGCTATAATACCATTAGCTTTTTCAGGGTCAGTAAATACTTGACCATTAACTCTAATAGCTGGTTGACTTAACCATGCTTCTACATCATCTTCTAATAAGACCTCTTCCGTTCCATCAAGGTTATTCTTAATGTGATAACGCTTTACCCAAACTTTGTAGTATCTTTCATATCCTCTAACATACTCAGAATCACTGCCATATGTAGTTTCTGTTTTCGTTTCAGTGTCTTCTGGGAAGATAATGCCTTTATTGTCAGCCCTAGAGGTAGTCGGTCTATCAGTATGCATATCACTAGTTGCATTCTTAATAGCATCTTTATACATAGGGTACATATTAATAGCTTGCTCTTTTGTAAATAATCTAGAAATAATAATATTTTCAGCATCGTCACCCAACCTATCCCTACTATTAGGGTCTATATAAATGTCTAATGGGTCAACATCGTGGATACATACCTCACCACGACCATAGTCTTTTAAGGGGTCAATGTATACACACATAGCACCCATTCCCATTGTATAATAGTCATCGATGACATTACGTAGCGCTTGGGTACCTTCTGAGATGTACCACATATATTCTAAAAGTCCATTGAAAGCTTGTGCGGTTTTATTGTCGCTATCTTCTCTAGGTGAAACTCTAAAAGAGGGTCGGGTACTAGTTAGAAGTGCTTTTGCCGCTTCAACGGCTGGATGAATACGGTTAACTACGAGTGGAGCTTGACCCCTCTCAAGTAGAATTTTTTGTTGTTCTGCTGTCCATTGCTTACCAAGTCTAAACTCTGCGTCTTCTTGAGCTTGGTTTGCCCACGTCTCTCGCTTATTACTATATGTTCTCCATAAGTCCTGAGTCGATTGTACTATATTATCAGGAATTTCTGTTTCTTTCTCTACATAAGCCATCGTACCAATTTACCTCCTATAAGGTCATCCAGTCAAGTAATTTATTATTTTTTTTTATATTAACTCCATCAATAGATTTATTACGAGCTGGCTTCATAGTATCTACTGCATAATAGATTGCATCTAGTACATCATCATGCTTACCTCTTGGGTAAGATAAAAATTCTTGTTGTGGTATAATATCCTTTTTTCTAAAGTGAAATTCCCCCCTAGCAAGCATAGGTACAAGGCTCATCAACCTCTCACTCTTTCTATTTCTAGGCTTGATACCTTTTTCTAGTCCGGGTATATATAATCTTTGTTCTAACATCATTTTTCTAACATTACTACGTAATGCTTCCTGATAACCTGTAGTCTCTATCCTAACTCTTTTAGGTTTATATTTTTTATATGTATCTATAATAGTTTCAGGCTGGTAAGCAGGGTCTATCTTATCTCTAATAATGTCTACTATATATTTATTATTGTCGCTATCTACAGCAATAACTGCAATTACAAAGAAATCACTCCTTGCTGTAAGAGAGGATGCTGGGTCAATACCGCAATATATATCTACTGGTACAACCTTATCTTCTCCATCTATAGTTCTATAGAGTGTGTTAATTCCTTCTTCAGTTCTTCTAAAGTTATAATGATGTAGTTTTATATATTCAGGTTTAAAAGGAGCATTATCAGGGCTTTGGGCTTCATTCATATATTCTTGATAAAAACCATTTAAATTACCTACACTCTCAAACTCTGTTTTTATTTGCTGTATCCGTTCTTCAGGGAATCGTTCTTCCCAAATACTCTTACCATCCTCTCCATATATGCTAAACCACAGAACGTGCCACGCTGGAGATTCTTTTGCCCAATATAAAAAACAATCCTCACTAATTACAGTACCAATCATAATAACTCTCCCGTCATCAGAAAGGGAGGGTATGACAGCCTCTGTA